CCGTGACCGCGCCGTTGAAGAAGTCCTCCCACCGGAACGGCGACTTCGCCATCAGGTCGAACTCCGTCATGACGAAGTCCTCGAGCGGCACCAGCTCCTTCTCCGGCGCCTCGCCCACCGGATCGTTGGCATCGCCGCTGTCCTCCGGCGCCGGCCACTCGTAGCCGCAGATCGCGCACTCCGCCGCCGCGGCCGGGATGGTCGCCTCGCACTCGGGGCACCGCTTCGGGCCGGCATCCGTCTCGAGGTTGATCGCCTGCTCGAGATCGCGGTGCGTCAACAGCGAGTAGCCGAAGTCGAGCACGATGCAGTCGTCCTTCTGCACGCCCGGGTATCGCTCCGGATCCACCGTGCGCAGGCCGCGGCCGATCATCTGGATCATGGTCGATTTGAAGCTGCAGGGACGCGCCAGCAGTACGCAGCTCGTCGGCTGGTGGTCCCAGCCTTCGGTCAGCACCGCCACGTTGAGGATCACCTGGAACAGGCCGCGGTCGTAGCGCGCGAGCGTGTCCTTGCGCTCGGCGTCGGGCATATCGCCATGCACCAGGCCGCAGCTCACGCCGGCGTCCACGAAGGCCGCCATCAGGTCGCGCGCATGCTGCACCGTCGAGCAGAACGCGACGGTCTGCCGGGTGCCGGCATGCTCGCGCCACTTCTCGACGATCTTCTCGTTGATGACGCGTGTGTTCATGATCGCTTCGACGGCCTGCATGTCGAAGTCGTTCGCGGTCTTGCGCACGCCCTTGAGCTCGTCGCGCGTGCCCGTCTCGATGACGAAGCACCGCGGCTTCACCAGCAGGCGGTCGCGGATCAGCTCGCCGAGCGTGATCTGGTCGGCGACGTTGTCCCATGTCGCCCGCAGGTTGCGCGCGTCGCCGCGCGACGGCGTCGCGGTCACGCCGAAGATCATGACGTCGGGGTTGAGCTGCTTCGCGCGCTCGATGATCTTGATGTAGCTGTCGGCCGCCGTGTGGTGGGCCTCGTCGATGCCGACGAAGTCCAGCCGTGGCATCTCGGCGAGGTTCTTCGGCCGCGACAGCGTCTGCACCATCGCGAACGTCGGAGTGCCGGCCGGCCCGAACCGCTTGTAGTCGGCCGTGTAGAACGACGTCTTCGCGCCCGGCACGAAGCGCCGGTACGTCTTCTCGTTCTGGTCGACCAGCTCGTCGCGGTGCTGCAGCACGAGGCTGGCCGCGCCCGGGAAGCCGGCGATCACGGACGACAACATGACGGTCTTGCCGGCGCCGGTGGGCGCGATGCCGAGGGTGTTCTTGCGCTTCTTCAGGGCGCCAACGCACTTGATCTTGAACTGCTCCTGCCGCGGGCGAAGGATCACGCGGCCACCTGTACGCCGTGCGCCGCCAGGTACTCCTTCGCGCGCCGCTCGTAGAAGCGGTGCTCGGTGCTACCGACTGCGATCTTCAGGAGCTCGACCAACGCATGCGCGTCGCCCTGCTCCGTCTGATCTTCAAGCTCAACGAATTCGTGCATCTTCACGCGCCCTCCACTCGGCTATGTATAGGCTCGCCGCCGCCGGGAGATCCCGGCTGGCGGCCCATCATTGACGTCCGATCAGCCCCCGAGCCAGCTCGGGGCGCTTCCATTGCCGAGATTGGACGGGTCGAAGGTATCGACCGGCTGTCCCGCGGGCTGAGACGGCTGAGACTGGCCGAACCCACCGAAGCCGCCGCTGACCGCTCCGCCCGCCGGCGCCGCGCCGTTGAGCTCCTTCCAGCCCTTGTTGTCCGCGCTGGCCGGGTTCGGGGTCAGCCAGGCGAGAACGCGGTTCTTGTCCTGGTGGCCGTCCTTGCCCTTCTCGATGCCGACCTTGATCGCGACGCGCTTGCCGTCGATGGCCTTCAGCACGTCTTCGAAGCTGCCGTTGGAGAAGCGCGTGTAGGTCTGCGGGTTGGTCGGGTCGAACAGGCCGGCGGCCTCGCAGATGTGCTGGATCGCGCCCATGCCCATGTTGCGGGCGCCCTCGCTGTTCTTCGCGTCGGACGGATCCATGATGAGCGGCCACACACGGCGGCTCTCGAACGGGCCGCTGTCGATGATGAGCTCGAGGTCGGCGTAGCGGCCGCCGGTGTTGTTGCTGGTCTTCAGGCCGCGGATGGTGAGGCGCGCGAAGGCCAGCGTGTTCGCCGGGATCAGCGTGCCGGTCGGCTGCGAGTATTGGGTTTCGGGTGCGAAGTTGAAATTCATGGTCATGCGTCCTGGGCGGTGGTGGTGACAACGGGGGTGGCGCCGGTGTTGGCGTTGCGGATCTTCTGCATCAGGCGGCCGAGGTCCGGCGGCTCGAGCGGGTCGAGTCGGCCGCTGCGGTCTTTCGCGGGGAACCCCATCGGGTTCATCTGCTGCGTCACGAAGGCGCGGTACTGCTTGCCGTCGTCGGCCTTCATGTCGGCCAGCGTCAGCACCTGGTCGAAGATGCCGGGCAGCTCGCGCGCGGTCTTGCCGCCTTCCACCTGCGGCTCGAACGTGACGCGGCCGAGGTCGTCTTCCTTCCGGTCGAGGATGCCGACGACGATGATCGACTTGCCCGGGATGTGCTGCAGCGTGGTGAGCCACCGCACCATCTCCTGCCCCAGCAGGCCGTAGGCGCTGCGGATGTCCGGCTTGCCGGTCTTCTCGGAGAAGGCCTGCGGCTGGCGCTGCGACCACGCAAAGCACAGCCGGCTCGCGACCGTGATGGAGTCGACGAAGATCGTCGAATACTTCGCGAACATGGCCGGGTCGATGACCTTCGCGTAGGCGTCGAAGGCGGTGCGGCTGTAGGGGCCTGCGTGGTCGGCCGGGTCCGGGCCTGCCAGCAGGCAGCCGATCGCGCGCGTCAGCTCCCACGGGTCGATGCCGGTGTCGGTCGCGGCCTGGCGGATGTCGAGCACGTCACCGCGCCAGTCCTGCAGCGCCAGCGTGCCGGCCTCGAGGTCGACGAAAAGCGTGGTGGCCGGATCCAGCGTGCGCGCCTGGGTGGTCTTGCCCACGCCGGACGGGCCGAAGATGGCGATGTTGATTTTCGACGGACGGGCAAGCCGTTCGTCGGCTGAAACGATTCGAAGGGTCACGGGATCTCCTGTTTCTGCGTGTCGTGATGGGTGTGTCGGGCGTTGCCGGTCGTCTTACCCGACAGCAGGGCCGAGGTAAGTCACGACCAGGTCGCTGCGCTTGGTCGTCCGCGCTTTCAGAAGCTGCTCGATGAGCGCCGGGTCGGTCATCGCGTTGAAGGTGCGCTCGGGCACGTTGAAGGTGATGTCGAACACCCGCTGCGCCACGGCCCAATCCATGTGCTTCGCGATGGCCTGCAGCTTCTCGCTGTCCCACTTCACGGTCTTCTTGATCTCGCCCTTGTATTTCAGGCCACCGACCGTGAACGTGATCGCGCCGTCTTCCTTCTCCGCCTGCTGGAACAGCCGCGCCGCGGTGTCGGCCTGGCGGTCGGAAAGCTCGTTCTCCAGCGCGGCCAGCGCCAGTTTCTCGTTCGCGACACGGCCGCGCGCGGCGGTGATCATGGCGACGAGCTCGTCTTCGGATACCGCCTTGATGTCGACTGCGTTCATGCCGCCTCCCCGGGGACGATGAAGTCGTGGATGTCGAACAGACGTCCCTCCTCCCTCGCCAGCTTCGCCATGCGGACCATCCAGTTGCCCGGGATCTGTCCGCGCTCCTGCCACTTCTCGATTCCCTTCACACTCAGCGTGTAGCCGAGCTTCCTCATCCGCCGCTGCAGATCGGCGGGACCGCCGAAGAACTGCACCGCTGCGCGGGTGTTGAACGTCTCCTCCCCCATCTCCCCTTCCTCCGTTTTGTCGGGTAGGCGACCGACAATACCGACATTTTGTTGGGTGTCAACGGGTTCATCACAATTCGTTGATATGGAGCCCGACAGACTGTAGGGTATGAGCTGCAATCCACAGGGCTATTGCCCTCCAACCACGACAGGATCTGCCCACATGGCAAACAACGCGCGCCACCACCTGCCCCCCTCCATCGACACCGCGGACATGACACCGCGCGAACTCACGAAGCAGGAATTCGGCCGAAGGCTCATGGCCGTCATGCTCGACAAGGGCTGGAACCAGAGCGAACTCGCCCGCGCTTCCGGCCTCGGCCGCGACGCGATCTCAACCTACATACGCGGCGTCTCATTCCCTGAGCCGCGCAACCTGCACAAGCTGGCCGCCGCCCTGGGCACCGAGCCCGAGCACCTGCTTCCGAACGCGGTCGTGCGCGCGATGGAGTCCGACACCGGGCCGATGCTCGAGATCCGGCAGGCCGCCGGCCACCCCGACAAGGTGTGGGTCCGCGTCAACCGGATGGTCAGCTTCGACCAGGCGGCCGAGATCTTCGGTGTGCTGAAGGAGTCCCAGGACAAACAATGAGCCGCTGGATCCCGCAAGCGGAAGCCGCGGCGCGGCTGGGGCGGTCGATCCGATCGCTCCACCGCCTGCGCATGGACGGCGAGCTTCTGTGGGCCCCGGGCCGCCCGGTCATGGTCGACGAAGCATCCCTCAACAGCTACATGGAGAAGAAGACATGTCACGCCCCAACAACGGGCCGCGGCTCGAGCAGAACGACCGCGGGATCTTCGAAGTCCGGTGGTCGGAAGACGGCCGCAGCCGGCGCGTATCTACGCGGACTTCAGACCGCAGCGAAGCGAGCCGCTTCCTCGCGGGCTTCATCCTGGAAATCGAGCGGCAGCAGGAAGGCTCGGACCTGACGGTCGCGGAGATCGTCGACGCCTACATTACCGAGCACGTCGCCAAGCACGTCGTCGACAAGGTCCGCCAGAAGAACATCGCGCGGAACCTG